GCTCGTTGTCGTCCTGCACCTGAAGGGCAGCGCCGTCCGTGACCAGAGCGCGGTCGGGCAGACGGATGCGCAGGGTCGAGCCGATCTTAGCGCCTTCAACGGCGAAAGAGTCGTCATACTGACGGTTAACGGTGCGGGTGAGCACGAGGTTGTTTTCAAGGCCAAATGTTCAACCAGAATCGCTAATTCTGGCCCGCCCCTTTTCAGGAGCCGCTGCATGTCACCATGCAGAGCAGACTATCTCTTCACCTCCTCGCGGAGGGCTGTGCGCTTCGAGCCGCTTGGCTCTACTCCCTTTCGGGATAGTCGTTACACCTTACACTGATGAGGACAAACACCGCCATTGCGATGTTTACCGACCTGACAATTCATACATAGCACCTGATAGCCGGAAGGAAAAGCGTTTTTTCGCAGCCAATTGTAAAAAGCCGACCCGCCGCCGTTATACTTACCGCTGCGACGTTCTGTCGCGCCATCATTGTTAATATGGTCGATAGATAGAAATTTAGGCTCAGTCTCACCGCAACAAGCGCAAACAAACCCGCCGTAAGCCTCAAAAACTTCGCGGCGTATGCGGTCTTGATTACGTTTGGTTTTGTCGCGTTCAGCCTGTCGGATACGTTCTTCTTCTTCAGGTGACGCTTTAGCCAGTTTACGATTGCGCCATTCGCGGGATTGTTCGCGGGCTTTTTCCCGATTGGCAGCGCGCCACTCTCTCATGCGGCGGCGCTGCCTCTCTGGGTCTTTTTCCCGGTAACGGCGAGCCGCTTCCCGGTTTTTCTTTCGGACGAGTTCTTCCGGTGTCAGGTCGGAATTATTCTCGTCAGGGTCTTGGCTCGGTGTTTTCATGATATAATCATACCATGACGTTCACCGAATTCACACAGTTATTTTTCCAGTTATCACTAACTGGGGAGACCGGTTAGTTAATCTCCAGAGCCTTCCTCGTGATCATATCAATTGTTAAAAGACTGTTACTCATTTCGTAGTCCTTTCAAAGACTTAGCGTCTGTTCTGCGCTTCCCACTTCTTGATCTGTCTTTGCCGTTCCGCTTCTATCCAATCCGACGTTGACATTGACTTGAGTGACCGGGGGTCAGTCGTATCATAACGCGGGCCTGAGTTTGACCGGGTAGCTGTGACAGGAGCAAGAGGTGCGGGCGCGGTTGAGGTTTTCTTAACCGGCGGATTATCGACCAATTTGGCCTCAATCTTTCCGATCTCTTTTGCCTGCAAAACTGGCGACAGACGGGAAATTCGGCTGGCTTCTTTTGGATTGGAGCCAAGAAAGTAGATTACCTCTGGGCCAATATCCGAAGCCTGAATCGCTTGAGCCATAACGTCCGTGACGGGAAGATTCGGGTTATACGCGACTTGTTCAAAGTCTTCGTATCGGTCCCTAGCCTCTTCTTCACGATCTTTATAGCCGTCTAAGATCGCCTGCTGCTGCTGTGCGGCCTCGCGCTGTGCCAGAAGCTCTTGAGCGCGCTGATTAGCCAATGCTTCCGCATAATGCTGAGCGTTCTCAAAATCATCGGGCGCAGGTGGAGGTGCGACGGGCTGTTGTCTAGCCTGTTGCTCCGCAAGCCGCTGGGCCTGCTCTCTTTCCCATTTGCGCTGTTCTCTTGCAAGGCGCTTGCTTACAATCGCGTCCAACTCTTCTTGAGAGAACGATTTTGTAGGCTGCTGTTCCTCCGGCGTCGCTTCCACAGAGTCCGGTGCTGCCGTAGCTTCCGGTTCCGGCGCGGGGTTGATCTCCGCTACAACCTGTTCGTCTTCCATTTTCACCTAGCTTTCCGGCCAGTCGGTTAATCGAAATTACTCTTCTTCGGCTTTGTCGTCAATAAGACCTTTACCGATCTCTTGAATCTTAGCCGCAAGCGGTAAAGCGTCGCCAGCGACGGCAAGGCCACCAGCCTTCGTTGCAATGTCGAGCAACTGTATGAGCTTCTGAAGCTCTTCTATCGTAAACATAACCTTCTCCAAGGTGTTCGCCCGGTGGAGAACTGACGCGGGCCGGGCGAACGTCCTCCCGCGCCAAGCTCATTAAGCCCAGGGCAGCGGAGGGCTGACCACGGGCGGATTGATCTGGTTAGTGATTTGCTGATCAAGCGCCGCAACCTGCGCCGCGAGCGTTTCAGCACCTAACGCTTCTTCAAGCCAGCCAATAACTTGTGCTTCTGTCAAATCGACATAGGGGGTAAATGGCGCTTTATCATCAAATCTAATAATCTGCGAACCAAATATATACGCCTCAAGCTGTCCATTTGATGCTTGACGACGCCAATGAATAGTCATCACAACATCAGTACCGCCGTCTTGATTTGAGTAGCAATCAAGTTGAGATATGAGCCAGCTATATGTGTTAGCCATCTTATGCCGCCGTTGTTACGTTTGTCCAAGTTGTGCTGCCGCTTGTATTTACATAAAAACGCGTAGACGTGCTTGATCCGTCCGATCTTAGGTAAATAGATCCTTGCGCGGCAGAAACTGTTGGCGCGCCTGATCCGTAATAGATGCCAAAGCCAGACGTTGTCCCAAATATCAATCGAGCCGATGTAGAACCGCCCGATGGTGTCGCTGTCGAAGCGCAAACATTAAGAACCTTCGCGGTATCTACGGAAAGAGCAAGCGTAAAACCTTCCAGAATTGCCCCTGTATAAAGAGAAAGACTATCTGAACCATACGTTCCAATTCGCCATTCTCTTCCGACACTATCATTGTTCAAAAAACGAAAATAAGCGTATTTACCTGATGCCGTTCCATTCCCAGAAGCAAGAAACGCCGACATGGAATTACTTGCGCCAGTTGTCGCAAAATATACGGCGCTGTCGCCTGTCGTTCTAACATCAAGTTTATACGCTGGTGAAGAAACACCAACGCCAAGGTTAGACCCGTCAAACACGAAGCCAGACGACGAACTAAACGCATTCGTCCCATTGCCATACGGAATGTAGCCCGCTGTTAGGCTCCCCAAGCCGGTGCCACCTTGCCCAACCGCAAGATACCCACTGGCGTTGAGGACAGCCAAACCGCTGGCGGCATTCGTATTATTGCCAAACGCCGTTGCTACGCCCGTGCCGAGCGCGCTCAGCCCCGTGCCGCCGCTTGACGCCGCTAGAGGCGTCGTGAGCGTCAGACTGGACGCCGAGACGGCGCGACCGGCGGTCACGTCCGCGATGGAGACTTTCTTGGTCGTCGATGACTGGACAATCGGTAAGACTTCCGTGCCGCCGAGAGGCGTCGTCGCAGCCGGAAGGGCGGAAATCTTTACGTCAGCCATCTATCTAGTCCTTAAAAGGAAGCAACGCGAGCCTGAAAGGCTTTGATTCGTTCGTCCAGCGCCACGCGGTCAGACTCGATCTGAGCTTTGGCTTCCGCCAGCTTAGCTTCGCGGCTGTCAACGGCGTCTTCGCGGACTTTAACTGCCGCTTCAGCCGCAGCAACCGACTGTTCGCGGTCTTTCAGCGCCTTTTCGGACGCCTTTTCGTTAGCCGCAAGCAGCTTAGCGCGAGCGTCAAGGTCAGCCTTGAGGATCTTGGCCTCGTCCTGCTTAGCCGCAGCATCAGACAGGATCGACGCAGCCTGTAACTTGGCGTTAGCCAGTTCTTCCTTGGCCTTCTCACGGTCGGCAAGAGCGTCTTCAGCGGCCGACAGCGCGCCCTGACGCTTGGCCAGTTCGTCGCGCAGCGCCGCCATCTGAGCCAGATCTTTCGGAAGCTGCTTGGTGAAATACTGAACGTAGTCAGTAATTGGAGAATCGTTAGAGATGTTCATAGCAGCCTCAGACGTAATAGCTAATGTTCAGCTTAGCGCTGGAAGTCTGTTCGATGAATTTGATCTTGCTCAGATCACCGTCATACTGGAGCGTCACGCCCGCAGCCAGCGGCATACCGACCGAGGCGGTTGGAGCCGTGCCGTCATCACGCCAGCGGACGCCCTGCGTTTCCGGCGTAATCAGCGCAAAATTGGCTTTAACGGTCAGGCCAGTCGACGGATCAATCGACGGAACGGTCAGACCGGAGGCCGAGCTAAGAGACGAGATCTGCTGATACCCCAGGCACGAGGTAATCGCTTTTAGGGTAGTAGCCACTCACATTCTCCTTCGTTCCGTAAATGACCGGAGCTCGATGTAGTATATATCTTCGTTGACAACATACGATATAGTAGCATCATTGCCAACTATCGAATAGTCGCCATTCAAGGCCACCATGACGCGGCCTAGGTCAACAGAGGCAACTTGGCCAGTTATGGCGTAGGAACCGCTGTTGACCGTTAAAACCCTGCCTTTAACCAGACTTGCCGACTGTCCCGTAACGCTATATGCGCCATAACTAAGCGATATAACCTTACTTTTCAATATGTTAGCAGTTTGGCCTGTGACCGTGTAAGATCCGGCCTGCGCTGTCGTAAGATACTGCACGACGGCGATGATGTAATCGCCGCTTTCGGTTACGAGATAGTCGCCGCCCTCCGTGAGTAGGAGGATATTATCTGACATATCATCACGTCGCCTGGAATACGCCGTTTGTGCCGTCCAGCGTCACCGTCACGGTTTCACTTGCGGCGACGGCTTGACTAGAGCCATAATCCCAATAGGCGACGTTCGTGCTAGTGGTCGAATCGACCAAAACCGCGTATTGGAACGAAAAACCAGCCCCCGAAGCCGTCCAAGTCGACGGGCTATTAAGCACCAGCTTGAACGTGCCGCCAGTCTGGCTAGATGACGACGTTGAAGCGGCGTTGCCGCCCGTCGTGTAGCCGTTGCCGTTGGCGACTTCGGTGATCGTGCCCGCCGCAGCGTTGACCGCCGTAGCGAGTTTGATGACCCATGAGTCGGAACCTGCGTTGATGTTCTCAAACAGGTTCTCGATGGCCGGCTGGAACTTGTTATAGCTTGCTGTCGGCATGGATTAGGCCAAAAATTTGAGTTTGTAGAGCGTCGAGAGATACAAACCCTCGATTTCGTCGATAATGTTCTGCAACGCCGTGTCTTCGCTGTATTCTTTGCGCTTTTTGCGCACTTCTTCCAGCGAATCTTCAAGAAACTCGACGACATTGTTGGTTTTCTTGGCCGAATGCAACGTAATCGGCCCAATTAGGCCGTATCGGCCCTGATAGGCTTCTGCCAGATCGTCCGCAAGGTCGATGATTTTCTCGTAAAACCCGCCTAAAGCCTTGTGCTTAGCGTAGGAGCGCGTGTTTAGATGCACAGAATGCGTCACGTCGCGCGCTAAGAACAAGTGTCCGATCAGATCCGCGCAGCTCATTGACCCATCTCCCGCATTGGCGCGCTACCCGGCACTAAATCGCCTGTATCGAGCGCCGCCGCTATCGTGCCCTGCACAATATCCTGAATTTGCTCTGGCGACAAACCAGCCTGCATAGCCGAAAGCCGTTTTGTTTCGGCCTCGTAAGCCTTGATTTGGCTATTTTGCTCGTCAATCGCCAATTTCTGCATTTCATACGACTGCATGAGCTGCTGAATTTGAGCGTTGGTCTGCTCCATCATTTGCGACATTTGAACGATTTGCTGCCGCATAGCCTGCGCTTCCGGCGATTCGTCCGTATCCTGAAGCACCTTCGGGTCGAGCATTTTTTCGAACCGCTTGGCCATCGTCTCCGCGCCAGGCCAGTCCATGTTCTTGACGAACAGATCGCCCGCGACGCCCCAAAGCGCAGGGTTCGTCTGGAGGATCTGGCCCATCGTGTCCATGGCCTCCTGCTTACGGGTCATGTAGCTGGGGCCAGACGACACATGCACGTCATAGGTGCCGACGTTCGGGTTGTAGATCTTCATGATCTCAATACCCTGCTCATCGACGATTTTACGCACCGCTTCCGGCTGGGCCGGATTGATGCGCGCCATGCCGACTTCGCCTTCGACATTGATGATGCGAGCGACGCGCTGCGTGTCATAGATCTTCGGGATCAGGTCGACGAGCTGACGAGCGACGTATTTTACCGCGCGTGCAAGGTTGTCGACATAATGATAAGTACTCGTGTCGCCTTGCCGCTCCCGAGCGAGGATCGCACGACCCGTCCGTTCATTGGAAGTCGCCCCAATGCTACTGTCGTATTGGCCAGTGGTCGATTTGATATCTTCGCCTGCGCCCATCTTGGCTTGGATAAGGCCCGTCTGAGCCATCGGAGGCTGGGCGCGTTCAGGTAGCGGAAGCGGGTTTCCAGCGCCGTCAGTAACATCAGGATTGACCTCCAGATACGGCCAGTTGTTTGTATTGGCCGTCTTCCAGTTGGTTTCGTAGCCTTCAAACTGGCCGCCATAGCCAATGAACGGCGCTTTGGGGGCCAGCGCCAGCATTTCTGCTTCTTGACTGACCCAGTAGTTATACATGCGCTGCGCGTCTTTGGCGTTGCGAACCAGACCACTAATGTAGATCTGACCGTCGACTTCGAACTCATTGCCGATCACGCGAATGACGGGGATGTATTTGCCTGCCCATTCACGCTCTTCCAGCACCTCATAGCCGTTAGTTTTGATCCACATGACCTTGCGGCGGTCGCTTTCACGGCTACGCAGCGGCTTCCCATAGGCGCTCTTTAGCCGACGATCCTCCGGCGTGCCATCGAACGCCGTGATGTTGTCGGGGTAAAGATTCAGCTTCGCCTTTTGCATATCAACGTAGAAATACTCAGCGATGCGCACCGTTTCTTGGCTGACCCACATGCTCAGCGTCTGATCGCCCACACCCTGCGACATCATGCCAGTCACAGGCGTTGCGTCAGGATACATGCGCTCGTATTCAGCCTTCGGAATGTCTTCCGTAATAAAGCAATAGTTCGCGTCCTGCCCGCATGGGTCTTGGATCATCGGGTCCATGTAGACGCTGAAGCTGCTACGCACGCGACCGATCTTAATGTCCTGCTCGAAAGAGTCCTCTTTCGTGTATTCCGTCAGGATGCGGATATAGCCTTCGCCGTAGGTGACTTGGTTGTCACAGGCCGTGTCATAGGCCACATCGGCGTCGGACATATATTCGATGTGCCGCACGATGCCGTCGAAGATCTCTGCGACTTCTGGGTCAGCGTTCTCGTCGGCAGGGATGACGCGCGCGGTCGGTCGGTTCTGGCGTTGCTCGTTCGTCACGAGGCGCACATGCTGCGGCAGCTTGTTGATCGTCAGGCATGGCCGCGCGTTGATCGTCTGACCCTGCACCGCGCCGCGTGTCGCCAGCACGTCCGCCGGCCATTGCCAAGCGTTGTCCGGCGAGCCCGCCATGAAGCGCAGGTCGTCTAACTCGTCTTCGCGCGAGTCGCTGTAGGCCGCCATCGCCACCGTGAAGCGGTGACGCATGGTCGCCAGACGGTCATCGTCCGGGTTGTCAGAGACTTTGCCAGCGGCGATTACGTCATCACTTGCCACAAGACTTGCCCTTGCTCATGGACGGCTTTTTAGCCGCGGCGCGTTTGGTCGAGTAGGCGATAGCAACCGCCTGTTTCGGCGGCTTGCCCGCTTTGATCTCAGCGGCAACGTTCTTACGGAACGCGTTCTTTGATGTTGACTTAACGAGCGGCATTATTTCTTCCTCGTCTTAGCAGATTGTTTGAACGCTTTAGCTGTCGGTGCGCCCTCAGCACCCGGCTTGCGCATCTTCTCGCCCGACCCGGCTTTGATGCGCGCCCGCTTCGCGTGGATTGCAGCATACAATCCGGGGCTTCCGGGTTTTTTCATTTGTAGGCCCCCACGGCAAGATCTTTGGCGTCGTCGCCCAAAAAGTCAGTAACGTCACGGCACAAAGCAAAAAAGTCTTCAAACCCAAAATCAGACTTCATGCGATTTATAGCCTGACACACTAACACAGTATTCTCAACCGTATATCCGACATTGCTGTCTATGCGCTCAATAGAAACAGTATTCAATTTACCCGCTTCCAGCGTCATGCGTCGTCCGCTATAAGCACAAAAACCTAACTGCTTATGCCAACAATCTACAACGTCTTGTATGTCAAGAGAAAACGCTTGCTTGCGTTTTGTTGCGCTATTTTTAGCGTTGCGCAAAAATATCCTAGCTCGACCTTCAATGGTAGCATTCTGCTTCTGCCGCGACCTTTCATTGCCTTCGGTGCAACAAGTTTTACACCAGCTATGATAGCCGTCCGAAGTCTGTTTATGTTTAAAAAACAGTTCAAACGGTTTGGTCTGTTTACAACGGAAGCACGTTTTCATGGGCACTTCCAACGCCGTAGACTAGCTTTAGCGCGTTCGCCATTTTTAGCTTTTGCCGCTACTGCGGACATTCTCGCGCAGAACGACTTCTTACGGCCCTCATCGGCCTTCGTCTTAGGATTAGGAGCCGGCGGCTTGAGCTTGCTGCCCGTCGCGGCGTTATACTTAGCCCGGCCCTTGGCCGTCAGCCCAGCGCCCGCCTTAGTCGACAGCTTCTCGCCACGTCCTACTGACAGCGATACCATCTAATGTCCCATCCATCCTGAAGAGGCTGCGTTGCCACCATACGTTACGCGCGGTCTGTTGTCTATGGGCCGCGCCTCCCTGTGCGCTACAGGATACGCGAACGTCACCGCGATAGCGTCAGCGGCGTCGGGGCTCGCCAGCCCTCGCGCCTTCATGTCTTTTTTGCTCTCTAGGAATATAGTCCCTTTACTGTCGGGCTTCATCATTGGCCCGGTCAGGTCGGACTTGAGGAAGCGGTCGTTTGGGATGCTGGCTGTCTTTAACCACTCCCGCATGGCGTGCCACATTTCAGCGCGCTTGTTTCCGAACATGATCGGTTTGCTGGAGCGTTGGCCAAAGTTGACGCCACGTATCTTATACCGCTGCTCCTTCAGCCGGTCGACCACGCCCGCACCTAGCCCGCCCTCGTCGATGACCACCAGCGCTGGCCGAAACTCTTCTATGATGTCGATGACCCTGCCGACCACCTCCATCGTGTCGTCGCCCCGGTAGCGGCGTATGCCGATGATGTCTCTGCCCTGTCGGATCGCGATGACCGTGGCGTCAGCCCCGAACCGTGCCGGGTCGACGCCCACGATTATCGGCGCTGTCTGATCCTGTGACGGCGGGCGTGTCTGCGCGTCCATGACCAGTGACGACGGTATGAACTGGTCATCCGATGCGTTCGGGAAGGCTCCGTAGACCTCAACATGCGCTTGGCTAGAGTCGGGTCCGTATTCGTCGATAATCTGCTGATAGACTGCCTTATCAGTGCCCTCCACGCTTCTGGCGTCAACAACCTTGTTTCGCCAGAAGTCGCGTTTGCTGTTGAAGCACTCGTAGAAGTATCCGCTGTTACGGCGGGGGTTGCTGAAAGCAAGCCAAAAACGATTAGGAGTGTTCTCTGTAAAGAAGCCACTGGCCACCGCCCAGATAGAGTCATCAATACCGCTGGCCTCGTCGAACACCAGCATGACGCCCGCGAAGTTGTGCACGCCCGCGTAACTGTCCGGGTTCTCGGCCGACCACAGCCGTCCCTCCACGCCCCAGTAGCGCGTGCCCAGCTTCAGATCCCGCTCAACTAATTCGGCAATCCACTTGGCCGGCAGCACTCGCGTCGCGCTCACCTCGAACCAATGGCTGTTAAGGCACATGCTGAGCCACTTGGTTATTTCGGCCCAAGTGACGCTGCGTAGCTGCGCCTCTGAGTTAGCCGACACGATGGTGGTCGAGCCGATCCGGGTCGTCAGCATCCAGATCACGAGCCAACTGACTAGGGCCGACTTGCCGATACCGCGCCCGGAAGACGTGGCCATACGGAAGGTTTCAAAGTCAACCTTACCGTTGTTTACGCGGATATGTTCTTTGAGATCCTGTAAGACCTCTAGCTGCCACTTGCGCGGGCCGGTGAAATGTTCCAGCGGCGTGCCAGCCTTACCCCACGGGAACGCCATCCTCACGAACGCGACCGGATCGTTCTTCACCTGCGCCGACCATAGGGTCGCCATCAGCTTCTGTTCGTCTTCGGCGCTATATATTGGAACTTGCATTTGCAAACCTATGGTATTTCAGTTCGGCCGCTTTACGCGCGGCTAAAGCGTCTTCTTTATTCTTAAATTGGCCAAGAAATATCTGTTGTTTATTTAGAGAAATCCTAGCCCGCCAATACCCGCGCTTAAAGGTCACGCCTTTATCCTGCCGCCGGGTATTCTGCATGTTTTCGCTGCGGGTGACTACGCGCAGATTACAAATCCGGTTATCGTTCTTAACCCAGTTAATATGGTCTATCTCGCCGTCAGGCCATTCACCATGAACATAGAACCACGCCAGCCGGTGCGCTTTATACTGTCGGCGGAATATTATTATATTCCAGTAGCCTTTTTTATCGCGTGCGCCAGCTATCTTGCCGGCGTGGCTGCATCCACGGCGTTCGCGCCAGCGAAACCAGCCGGTTTCGGCGTTATAGTCCAGTAGACTTTTCAGGGTGTCTTGAGTAAAAGTCGTCATAGCCGCCGTCCTCATTACGGTTGGTCAGAAGGCCGTCTGATGTCTCACCATCGGCGGCCTTTGTATTATCTAGCACATACCCTTCGACAACGCGAGCCTGCGCTTCCTCAAGCGCAGCAATAATACTGATCTTTTGTTCGACTTGGATCTGGACAGACTGGGGCGCTGTCCAGTGATGTACGTGTTTTAGAATGTCCAGCGCCGCCTTGGTGTCGCCTTCACGCGCCGCCTTGTGCAGCACTTCGGACATTTCCGCCTCGCCTTCGGCGCGACCTTTTTGCTCAGCATACTCCGCAATCGGGTCGAACTGCACCAGCCGCCGATACTCGGTTGGCGTCATGCCAGCGGCGTAGGCGAGCGTGTCGCCTTTTAGCCCTTTGCGGGCGGCGAGATAGATGCGCTCAAGCACCGCTTCGGTAGCTTCGATTTTGCGCGGTTCATAAGGTAGGCTTTCGAACATGCGTGGAAATATACGCAATAAAATGTTTGGTGACAACTTTTACAAAAAATAAAAAAGTTTGTGCCGTGTTTATTAACAGCCGCAACAAAAAATAAAAAAGTTCGTGCAGATCCTACGTATTTCTTAAAGGAGATCCCTCGGCCCAGCCTCCCCCGCTTTTCGACCTGGATCGACCCCAATCAGCTCCATGAATGACAACTTAAAGCATTACATTAGTTGACAATCAATAGTCATATAGTCATCGAGATCAGAGGTTGCTGCGAGCTGTCATCACAGGGCGACCGGGAAGAGGCATAAGGTCATCACAGGGCGACCCTGGCGATTGAATGCGCGGGTGCGACGGGGCAACTATAGTCATGATAGTCGAATATCAGCGCTTCGAGGATTGCTGCAAATAAAACTACTGTAATTTTACACTAACCGTAATATTACACTATTTTAAAACTGACTACAGAACTATCACATGACTATATGACTATAAGCATATTTTATCTGGGATCGACCGGGCAAACCCCGCGACTATTTCGCAACTATTCACCCGGTCAATTCGACTATTTCGCGCCGCTCAACCGTAATTTTACAGTTAAACAACCACTGTAATTTTTTAGTTATCCACCGTAATTTTACAAAATTACAGCTTCAACATAAGCGTGCGCTCTATTTGTTACGCGAACCTGAAACTCGCCAGCTTTAAAGACAGTGACGCTTTTCGGCGTCCGTTGCTGCACAACTATTCGACTAGGAATAAACTGGCGAAGACTATCTTTGACCGCGTTGTATTGACTAGCGGTCAACTTGTCTGACTTATGCAGCGCCGTAAGCAGCGCGTCCATATGCTCATAAGACGGCACGTCATCTTCAAATATTGTCTCTAACTTCGCCATGTTCACTCTCCGTAATTACGATGACTGCATTATTACAGTAAAAAGAATTTTACGCAAGCTGCATTTTTTCGCTTGACGCTATCCACAATCGGTGGCATATGTAACATATCCACACTGTAAGAGGAGACGACAATGACTGATACAACCTATAACGGTTGGACAAACTACGCGACGTGGCGGGTCAATCTGGAAATGTTCGACGGCATGTCGCCGGACGACATATGCGGCGAGACGCCATCGGACGTGTGGCAACTAGAAACGACGATGAAAGAATACGCACTCGAAATGGTTGACGAGCTGCCAGACCATATAGCTAGAGGTTGGGCGCGCGCGTTTCTTGCCGATGTTAATTGGACAGAATTGGCGCGCCACAAAGTCGAAGAATACGCATAATCACAGGCGGCGCTTCACGGCGTCGCCTATTTTGTAACATACCCACATAGGAGCAAACGACATGACAACACTTAAAGAAGCAATGGACGCACAATGGCGCAACGGCGGCGTGCATCATGCCGGCCATTTGGTCGCGTGGGAAGCTAACGCGCTATCGCATAGCCTTACCGGCCGCGCGGGAACAGCGCGCAACCCGCAACCCGATAAAGAGACAAAGCGCCGGCGCGCCGGGCTGGCGATGTATAATGAAAAGTTGCGCCCGATAATTTTGGCGGAAGCAACCAAAACAAACGGCGTGTATCGGTGGCCGGCGCAACCCAAAGCCGAACCCGTCGCCGTCATACCGCGCAAGCGCGTGCCCAAAGCTAAACTTGAACAGGCCGCCGCTATCATCGCCAAAGTGCCGCAGGATGAGCTGGCGACGTTCCTAGCCCGGTTCGGCTTGTCACTGTCGCTCGCCGCGTCCATTGCGTCATTGGATAACGTCGAGCAGATCGCGCGTCAGTTTTTGAGGGCCACGCTATGAGAAGCATCGAGCTAGAATTGACCCAATTACGCCGCGCGTTAAACGACGCGCTATGGGATCAAAACGTCATCTTGGCATTTGCCATTCAATCCAAAATTGAGCGGCTTGAAATGCTGCAATCATACGGGGAGACGCACGATGTTGACCATTGAAATAGAGATAGACCAGCTTGAGGCGCTGCTAGACCATCTGGCGAAGCAAGACCGCACGCCCCTGCTAGACGTGGCCTATAAGACCCTACAGGACGCGCACGACAACGCCGCCGAGGAATACTGGACGACCAAATGGAGTGGCGAACAATGAGCAATTTCACATATCAGCTAGACCAGTTTCAGCCGTGGCCGGCGCTTAGCGTCTACGTCTATGGCGAAGCGGAAATAGTCTATTCATGGGAGGGCCGCGACCGCGACACAGGCGAACCTGCGGGCCCCGGCGAAATATACGTCGATGGCATAACCATCTATGCGCACAACGTAGGGCGCGACAATGAAGCATTGTCATCCGATGACCCGCTATACAAAGCGATAGAACAGCGCCTGTTAATGAGCGATAGCGTCGTCCAAAGCTGCATAGAGGACCACGAATCAACGGTGATAGGCTATGACGAAAACTGATCTGATCGCCTTCGCCATCGGCGCAGCGCTGGCAATTCCCGCGCTGTTTCTTTTCCTCATTCACCTGCTAGGGGGGCTCTAATGTCACGCATAAAAGATTATTTTGAGTTTAGCCAGCTCTTACACTGGCTGTCCGACGAGGCGCTGCAAATCCTACTCGACACCGAGTCAGACGGTTTCCGCGCTGAAATCATTCACAACGAATTGAAGGCGCGTCATGCTCAAGATCGACCTAACGACTGAACCCGGTGGGGTCTTGACCCGCTGGAAGGTAGGGGAGGGGCTGTCGCTGCATCGGCGCGACGGCTCCCTCATAATGAAAATCCATGCGCCATACGCTGACGAGCGTTCTGTCGTCACAGCGGCGCACGCCCTTAACTTCATGTTCAAGAGTCTAAAACATGCGAAAGCAAGAGATGATCGAGGAGATCCGGGAGCTGATCGAGGAAACAGCCCGGAATTATAACCTATCAACCGAGGCCCTGACCGGCCATAACCGCCGCAAGGGGGTCATCTGGCCCCGGTTCGAGATCATGTGGCGCGCGCGTAACGAGTTGAACGCGCCGCTCCAGCTAATCGGACAAGTGCTAGGCGGCCGCGACCATACGACGGTCATGCACGGGATCAAACGCTATGAAAATCGGTGAAGCAATGGCAATCTTACTGGCGGTCATAATCGAAATCGTGTTGGGGATACGCTGATGACGTTCGAGGAGCAATATCAGGCCATACAGGCCGTAATACCTGACCTGCCGCGCGATGTGCCGGCCTATCAGGTCAACCCACCCCTATGGGCCTTCTGGCGCACGGTAGAGCCGTGGGCGCAAGAAAGCCCTGTCTTTACTGAAATGGAGATCGTGCGCCGGCTGGACTTACTTTACATGGGTCAAGGCGTCTGCTAGAAAGGTTTTGACACGGCTTTCTGTGTCGTTTCCTCCCTATGGTGACTGGCCGGCGCAAGCCGGCCTTCTTTTTTAATATCCGAGCATCGCCCGTAGCCGGTTCAAAAAGCCCGGCTGATACTCTGGCCCTTGCGGCGCGGCATAATCGCGCCCGCCAGCAAACGTAGCGTCAGGCAGGCGCTGAAACCCCTGCGGCAGGATCGGAGCCGCGCCCGGCATTTGTCCGGCCATTGACTGTCGGAAACGATCCATAAACGCCTGGCGCTTCACGGCGGCGTCAGCCGGGGCCATGTAATACTGCCCGACTAAGTCCGTGTATTGCTCAGGTAAATATACGGCACCCTTGCCAGCCGGCGCTGGCATAGGGATGCCCTGATAACTGGCGATGTCAGCGATGGCCGGGCCAAAGTTTTCCACGTCCGTGGGAGCGTAGTAATCCGTATGGGCCAGCATGGCGTTCCGCCGATCCATCACGGCGTCCATGGCTTCCGCCTCCCGCTGCTTTTGTGTTATAGGGGCGAACATATAATTGACGGAGCCTTTGGGCATGACTGAGTCCGAGTTTGAACGCCGCCTGAAGGCGCTCCAACAAGAAATATCCGAGTCCTATCTTAAAGGATATAACGAGGCCAGGCAACGCGCCCAGTGGACTATAGCGGCGGCCGTCGACGAAAGCACTCGCCTGCGCAACGCGCTCGAATGGGCGCTAGACGAGGTGCAGGATGAAAGCCGCCGAGTCCGTATTCTAGCAGCAATGCACCGGCAGCAACCAACCAATCACGAACGAGACTGACCATAGCCCAGGCCCTCCAGCAACTCGCGGGCCGTCTCATGAGCTGCACATAGCCCCTCGACGATCTCCGGCGGACACTCATCGTCCCCCGGAGTCGCCGCCCAGTCAAGGTAAAGATCAAGCTGATCGGTCAAATTAGCCAAGACGTTCATAAAAACCGGGTAGGCGTCAACTTTTAATTGAGATGACATTGTCTTTCCAATCCGGTTCGACCATCTCGCGCAGCTTAGCCTTAGGCAAAGACGCTAGGTCAGGCCGCACGAATATGTGCCGCTTCGACGTGTATTTCGGGGACATGCACAGCCCCTTGTCAACCCATCCGGCTTCCTTCAACGCATGAAACAGCGCCGGCTGCACCATCTTCGTCCGTAGGTTGTCCGGCGCGGCTTGCGACAACTCTTTAAGAATGACATGCCACGGGCCAGAGATGATGTCGGTCTTAAACGGCGATTCCTGCTTTTCGATCATATGGAAAATATAGCCCTCAGCGTTGCTCATGCCGGTATAGATCAGCCGCTCTTTATATTCCGTGCGGAACGGTATGGCCTTCGGGTTGAACGCCGACACGTCGCGCTGCTTCAACCACCAGGTTACAGCCTGAAATCCGCCGGCCTTATACCATTCCCAAATTCGGCGCGTCTCAGCTTCCGTTAGCGCCGGCGCGTCAGACCAGACGCAAAACCAGCGCCTGTCATCCGAATCTAAGGTAATCGGCATGGCTTCATTGGTGAACGCCAGCACGAACAGCCGGTTCGGCATTTCATACGGATGCAGGCTCTTACGATTGACCGTCAGCATCTCCGGCGGGGCGGCGATAACAGGCTTTAGCTTGTTCGCCAGCGCCCGGCGCTCTTTTGCTTCGGGCTCTTTCAGCTCGTTCAGCACCATCACTTCAGTTTGATAATGATAGCCAAAGTCGCTGTTGATCTTATCGCCGTCAATGATCTTAACATTCGACATGCTGTCGCCGCCGACCGCCCAAAGCATCGGGTACCACATCGTATCTTTGCCAATGCCGCCATTGCCGCCATGCAGAATTGCGTGATTGATCTTCGTGCGCGGCTGCTGAACCTTTGTAGCCATCACATTCCAAATATGCTCTAGCTCGCGTTCGTCCGGCACGAGCTTACGGCAATGGTCAATCCAAATCTGCGGGTCGCCGCCGCTCTCGACCTTCGGCCTGGCGTTGCGCCAGAGATTGCCATAGACCATCCCATCCTTGTGGACTTTCCACTCATCGCCAGAAGCGTAGGTCATGCCTTTAAGCACGAAACCGCCGCACGCCTCACGGTTCTCGTCATACCAAGATGACGCCTCCAGCTTGCGCGGTTTGCCGCCAGCTACTGACGTGCAATGAACGCCCTTAAAAATCGCGTTGAACGCGCGACGACTAATTTCGTTGCCTGTTTCATGGTCAAAATATGAGTCGTCGTCCATGATGTAAGCGAAACGCTTATGCCATTTGTCGCGGTCTTCACGACCCGCCTGCGCCCGCTCCACCTCTGCGACCCGCGCCGCGCCTTCATCACGAAACTCTTCAGTCGGCGTCAGAGTCTTGAGCTTACTGGTGTATTCGGCAATGAGGTCGTCACGCAGGCCGGGGATGGCGCGGGGGCCACCCTGTTCCGCCACCCAATCGCAAAAGAACTTGCTATCAAGACCGTCGCAATGACCGTGATGACAACAGAATGAACGATCTTGCGGCTTATATCGCGCTTCAATGCTGCCATCGGTATGCTCCGCATGATTCGGGCAAACAACGCCGCACCAACCAGCCGCGTTCGTGCCAGATAAGACCAAGCTGTTCTCACTCAGCCATGCCAGCACCGTATCCGCGCCGTTGTCTTTTACGCGAAACGTAATAGCGCGCGCAGTGCCAGGCTCCGCGGGCGTCACGCCGAACGCTGCAATCAACTCTTGGATCGTGTATTCGACGCCGGGGTTAAACTCCACTTCACGGCAGATAAATTCCTCTTTGCCCGGCTTACGATTTACGGAACCCGGAAGACGGCAGTTACGCACGGCGTTACGCGCGCCTCTGTCCGTGTAATCAGCCGCGCCAAGCGCCTCAACAAATACGGTCTGTTCTTCAACGGTCGGCTGTTCGCTGTAGGCAAACCAATACTGGTAGCTGCCTTCGCTTGTCTCGACGATAGCGGTCGGCTTGACCGGCGGCGTCTTGATGACAACGCTCTCGCCGTCATAGACTTTCGTTTCGCCAATGTCGTCCAGCATAAGGAACAGCACATGCGTGCAGTTCGCCAACGCCGCAGACGGCTTCTCCGGCATACGATCTTTGATAAACGAGCCGGTGTTGAGAAACCAACTCTCACCCGCTTTGCGTTTATGCGTCGGGTAATACGCTGGCCAGGTATATTTACGCTTACCGTCAGCATGATGCTTGCCGGTGTCGATTTGCTTGACAATAAGGGCTGTTTCGCCAGCCGGCGCAAGGCCGGTAAAATAATCAAAGAGATTCATTTTCCATTCCCTCTTATATATGCTTCCAAACGCGGCGCGTCCTGATGGACGATATATGCGCCGGGGATACGCCATAATGCGCCGCTAACTTGACGCCTTTTTCTTTACTGGATCGTATAGCCAGAACATCTTGCGTCGTCAGCAGCGCCGCCGGATGCAGCGCGCCTTGCGGCCTGTGCCCATGCTTTAATGTGTCCGCATGATTTTCAGCTTGTGTTGCGTAACGCAGATTCTTCCAATAGTTATTAGTTTTATCTCCGTCAGAATGTAATACGTTCATTCCGTCTGGCCGAACGCCAATAAAAGTCCGTGCGACAAGGCTATGCACGGTAATTTGCGCGCGTTTGCTGCTTGTAGTCAACGTAACATACGCATAGCCATTGGCTTTGATGACTTGCCGCAGGATGCGCCCCTTTCTAATAGCTAAACCGCCATTTTTAGCACGGACGTGCATGTCCGCCGACTTCACGACGCCGTATAGATTGATGTCGTATCGGGGCCAGCCCGGTATAGGTTCCCAAGTCATTTTCCGTAACGCCCCATGACTGTAGCTTCCACATCCAACGGTAAGCCCTGCGCCCATTCAGGGGGCGTTGTCATAACGTCTATAAGCGTTTGTTTGTCTTTTTCCGGGCTATCGCTAGAAAGAACAATTTCGTCATGCACATGAAGTTCCACCGCAAGGCCCAGCTTATCAAGACGGCGCAAAGCCTCGCGTAAAAGATCATGGGCGGTCGCTTGTGTGACGTTCTCGCACGCAAGCCCTCGCCAAAGCCTGCCACGCGGCCACTCTTTAGCATCCGCCGCAGGCTTCCAAGACGCCT